GATGTGATACATCCTGGATATATGAGGATGTTCAAGGAATGTAAAGAAAACTGTGATAAGTTTTTAGTATTACTCCATACCGATCCTTCTATCGAACGTCCTGACAAGTTAAAGCCTATTCTTTCTGTTGAGGAAAGAATAGAAATATTAAATGGTATTCGTTACATAGATGCTGTTGTTCCATATGATACAGAAAAAGAATTACTAGAACTCTTGACAAAGTACAGACCCGCCGTTAGATTTCTAGGTGAGGATTATAAGGAAAAAGATTACACCGGAAAAGGATTGATTCCTATCTATTGGATCAATCGTGACCATGGCTGGTCCACCACTAAATTTAAAAAGTTAATTGGAAATTCAATATGATTTCTTCAACACTTGTCAAAATTAAAGAAGCATCCGTATTATTCATCATCCAGATATTCATGTACACCATCTGGTGCGTGAATTTCCGTGCTGTGGCTGATGCACATTATCATACTGCCGCCCTTAGTGACTTCTTGATTGCCTCCATGAACTTCTTTGTCATTAAGAGGATTGCACATGGTCAGGACAATTTCCACCAGTGGGTTGGGTATGCCTTGGGTAGTGTGGTAGGAAGTTATCTGGGCATCTGGATTTCGGCAACATTCTTGGGAGGGTGACATGAAATATGAAATGAACTTGACAAAAGATACACTTCTTGATATGTTAAAGAGAGCATATATGCGGGGAATGTACGAACACATGGACCAGAGATATAGGAATATAAAAGATGTTCCAAAGCAATATCCTACTATCCATATTTCTAATCACATTGTTGAAGATTTAATTCAGGAGTAATTATGAAGCCTGTAAGTCCTAAGTATCCAACCTATGTAATTTATGAAGGCTATGACCGTGCGCTTGCCTTAGAGTCTGTAGGCAAGGGATGGGCATCTCTTATCAATGAAGTATTTGATTACATGGAGCAAAACAAAACACACTCCAAGATTATTCAGGTAAAGGAGAAGTGGGGCGGTCTTCGAATTTATACTGATGTAATTGATGACAATCTTGACAAAAAGATAATTGAAATAGAAAAGCGAAGCTTTACTATGTGTGAGACCTGTGGTTCAGCAGGAGTACTACGGGGAGGTTCATGGTATCAGACATTGTGTGATGTACATGGTAAGGATAAACCTATTATCAAGGACTAGAACATGGATGAAGGTATAAATTATAAATTTCATGAAGATAGAATTCTTCGTGAACTACAAGCCTACATTGATAGCACCTATGATGAACATTATTCCAGAACTAAGTTTCAGGCCACGGAATTCATCATTGATGGTGGTCATGGTGTAGGCTTCACCGTTGGTAACATCTTGAAGTATGCCCAACGATATGGCAAAAAGAATGGTTATAATCGAAAAGACATCTTGAAAATCATACACTACGCTGTTATATTATTACACATCCACGATACAGAAAACTTTAAATCTGAGGAGTAACCTTTATGAAAATTAGTTCCAAGACCGTCGCTTTACTACAAAGCTTTGCACAGATTAGTCCTAATCTGCTTGTGAAGTCTGGTAACAAGTTGGCGACACGTAATGCTGTGAATAGCATTCAGGCACGTGCAGTTGTTGAGGAGACATTTCCTCAGCAGTTTGCTGTGTATGACCTTAATCAGTTATTGATTCTTCTTTCCATGTCACAAACGCCTGATGTTGAGTTCCATGAAGGATATCTAGAAATCAGTCATGGTGTAGGTAAGAAGCATAAGTTTGTGTATGCTGATGAAAGTCTGGTGACAGCTCCTTCTGATAATCCTCCTCAGCTTGAACATCTCTATTCCTTCAACATCACGAAGGAAGATATTAACATCGTCCTCAAGACTGCCTCTGCTGTTTCAGCAACCATGATGAGTGTCATTTCAAAGGATGGGAAGGTTACATTGTCTGTGAACGACCCCAAGAATCCTACAGCACATAGTTATACACAGACCTTAGGCGATAGTGATGTATCATTTGATGCCAAGATGGCAATTGATACATTCAAGGTGGTGCCAGGTGAGTACAAGGTGAATGTTTCACATGCAGTTGCCAAGGCAGGTAAGGTCTTGGTGTTCTTCCTCGAATCTACAACATCTGATTTAACTTATTTGATTGCCGCTGATACTACATCAAAGGTGTAATATATGCTAGCAAACCATGAGCAGTTTCTTTGGGTTGAGAAGTATCGTCCTCAAAAGGTTTCTGATTGTGTTCTTCCTGATGGATTGAAGAAAACGTTTCAGGAATTTGTGGACCAAGATAACGTTCCTAACATGCTACTATCAGGAACAGCAGGAACAGGTAAAACCACGGTGGCGCGGGCTCTGTGTGAAGAATTAGGATGTGATTATATTATTATCAACGGGTCTGAGGAATCAGGTATTGATGTCCTTAGAAACAAGATTAAAGACTTTGCCACAACCATGTCGTTGACGGGAAAGCCTAAAGTAGTGATTCTAGATGAGGCTGATTATTTAAATCCTAATTCAACACAACCCGCCCTCCGTGGTTTCATTGAGGAGTTCAGTAAGAATTGCCGGTTCATTTTCACGTGCAATTACAAAAACAGAATCATTCCTCCTCTACATAGTAGGACCACGGTCATTGATTTCAAGTTGAGTAAAGAAGATAAACCTGTCATGGCGGCACGTTTCTTCAAGCGCCTTCAAGAAATTTTGACAAGTGAAAATGTCACATTCGATCCGAAGGTTGTGGCAGAATTATTAAATAAATACTTCCCGGATTATCGTCGTGTCTTGAATGAGATGCAACGGTACTCTGTGTCAGGTACAATTGATGCAGGTATTTTGAGCAATGTGTCTGACGCCAACATGAAGGAGCTGTTGGTGGCACTCCGTGAGAAGGACTTCAAGAAGATGAGAACTTGGGTTGTGAATAATATGGATAATGACCCAACAGTATTGTTCAGAAAGTTGTATGACTTCCTGATGCCAGAGGTGGTTCAAGTTCCTCAGTTGGTGTTGCTATTGGCTGATTATCAATACAAGGCGGCATTTGTGGCTGACGCCGAAATCAATCTAGTGGCCTGTCTAACGGAAATCATGGCCGCATGTGAGATGAAGTGATGATGAATCTTGATGGTGAGGAAATTCAAGAAGAAGTAATTGAAGAATATAAGCTGCCGAAAATCAGTCCGTTTGATTTTGTAAATGCCATTCATCATACAAAGGAGGGTCTTATTGTAGATGAATGGAGTGAGAAACAATACAACGGATTCATTGTTAACAAGGCATTGAGTTTTGGGTTAGATACAGTAGTTGCAGCAAATGAAATGAATAGTCGTCCCCATTTGGAGAAACGCCTCCAGTTTGATTTTCTTATAAATATTGTGAGACCTCGAAAGAGGTTTAACAAGTGGTTGAAGGCTGAAAAAATTGAAGACCTTGAAATGGTGAAAAAGTATTATAATTACAATACTGATAAAGCCTTACAAGCTCTACGAATTTTGACGCCAGAGCAACTCATTAAAATTAAAGAAAAATTGAACACAGGTGGATTGACAAATGGCGCATGACTTAATAAATATACCGGGAATTCCCGGGTATGAACCTTTAGAAATTAAATTAGTAAACCAAGACGACTTTTTGAAAGTTCGTGAAACGCTCACCCGTATAGGTGTTGCCTCACGTAAAGACCAAACGTTATATCAAAGCTGCCACATCTTGCACAAGCAAGGCAGATACTTCATTGTTCACTTCAAGGAACTGTTTGCTCTGGATGGCAAGCAAGCTGATTTGTCTGACAATGATTTGCAACGCAGAAACACTGTAGCCCATTTGCTAGAAGATTGGGGTCTAGTAGACATTGTGGATGCTGATATGTGTGAAGATACAGCACCATTATCACAAATCAAGGTTCTGGCTTTCGGTGAAAAGAAGGATTGGAATCTAGTAGCAAAATATAATATCGGAAAAAAGAAGTAAAGTAGTACTTGATTGTAGGGGTGTTAGGAGTTACATTTAACCTTAGATACGCCGAAAGGGTATCACTAACACATTCGCTCAACAGGAGGAATTATGACACGTACCTATACATTCAACACCGCATCTTTGGGTGGCCCATGGGCTATCGGATTCGATAATCTTTGGGACCGTTTTCATCATATTGAAACGGTGAATAGTTCTAGCAACTATCCCCCATACAACATTATCAAGCACGATGCTGAAAACTGGAGCATCGAACTCGCTGTGGCAGGATTCAAGCGAGATGAACTTGATGTTGAATTGGCTGAAGGTGTTCTCACCATTTCAGCCAAGGCTGAATCAACTGATGAACAGGAATATGTTCATCGTGGTTTAGCAAAGCGTGCGTTCACTAGAAAGTGGACACTCGCAGATGATGTAGTAGTGCGTGATGCTTCATTGACTGACGGTGTGCTTTCCATCAAGTTGGAACGCATCATTCCAGAAGAAAAGAAGCCACGTAAGATTGACATTTTATAATTAAGTAGTCCTCCTAACACCCCTACAATTGAGTATATCATGATAAAATGTGTAAAGACAGTTAC